CATAAGCATTTCACAGTACTTATGAAGACTTTCCTTGGAATATCTGAGAGAATATTTATCTAACTCAAATATGAATTTAACGAATTCTCTAAATAGAGGATGATGCTTACAATTTTCAAGGATGGATATTGTTCTGAGACTATAATAATCCTGTCCTCTAAGACCATAATCCTCAAAGTTAGACCATCTTTCTTGAAATAATATCCTATTTAATGCTCGATAAATAGGATAAATTCCACCAATGACACCGTTACTCAGGTTTCTATAATCGAAGTGATATAAACACTGCAGATAGATACAATAACTATCTGATACGTAACTTTTACTTCTGTTCACTACTAAGCCTGATGATTCGAAAGAGTCCAATAACCTAGGAACATCGGTTTCTGGTAATGAATATAAACCATCATCTCCCTGAATCTGAAAGTCTCTATTAACACGTAGACCGGAAGATATAGCACTAAAGTATTGAGACAACGAATCAACCTCATTGGTAAACGTTGATCCAGAAGGAACACCATGACAACCTCTTAAAACACCAGAAGGCGTTAGAATTGGTATCGTTGTGAATCTAACTTTAAGTACATCAAGATCTTCCCAATATTTAGGTTGAAATAATAACTTAAAGTATTCAAACGATCGATGTATCAAATTAATTGAAACAGAAGCGTCGAAAGATGAGAAGTCAATAGAGATTAGTGAGTTTCCCCGGAGTTTAGATGAGTCCATAATACGGGTTACTTCTCTGTCCACCTCTTCAGGCCCGCGTAAAGCGGCTCGCCAAGATAACTTCTTCTGATACTCAAGTATAGGGGCGTAATAACACATCTCCATTAAAGTGTCTACAATTGGGTAACCCCATACGTTCCTGGTTTTATTAGATTCTTGTGTTCTAGTGAATAAAATACAAGGATCTTCTCTTTCACTTAACTCTACGAAGTTGGAGATTAACCTATCCTTAACTTTACTCTTACGAGTGTAGAAAGGTAGTCCGGAGTTAGTACTATTCTTTAATAAACTAACCGCCTTTTCTAATGGAATAGGTCTCAGACTATGACTAATGTCTGCTTCATCATATGATGGATTGGCGATGTACGGATAATTGCTAGGTCTTCCTTCAAAATATTTAGCAATTGACTCTTTTCGATCTTTCCAGGGAAGAGCAATAGACCTTGGACCGAACTTAGATCGATTAGAGATCTCTAGATCAACTAATGTCGAGTTCATTCTCTTAAGGTTTGAGTCAAATAACCTATCAAATGACTCAAGAATAGTAGTTGGAGAAACCTCTTTACAAAGAGGCGAAGTGTAAACTTCACTATTACCAGCCTTTATAGAGTCGAGGTGAATGGAAAGCCTTCTAATTACATCTTGATCTAGGTCGAGATCTTTTAAGAAAGAGTAACTCTTAGGGTTCGCATTCCACACATCAAAACCGTCAATAGTCGAATCTAAAGTTTCAGTCATAATTATTTACCTCTCTTTCTTGGTCTTTTACCCTTTTGACCAGATTTACTACTACCTGGGTGCCTTTTACCTTTAGTATTATCTAATGGTCCTTGGTTTTCTAGATTTCTATCAGTACGAGACGTAATAGTATCCCAACTAAGCATCCAATCAATTAATTGATAAGTACAGTTAGTTACTGAACGAGCAGTTACAGACCATACTCTTTGAGAACCAAATTGTAAGCAGTTGTTTGAACCACTACCATATAAATTAGTGGTAGTATAAGTCTCATCTCTACCAAAGGCTAATGAATCATATAGGTATGAATCGTAGAACGCTCTTGTTGTACTTTGAATATACCAACTAAACCTAGAAGTGTTGTTAGCACCGCTATTAAAAGATGATTTTATAGGTTGGAATAAACTAGGTATATAAGTAGCGGTACTACTGTCATAAATACCCGTTAATGCATAAGCACCACCATCAAGATTATTAGTCCAAGAATTATATCTGATCACGGCGTCATTACCAGATGCTGATGGACCAAAGAAACTATAAGTAGATGGAGCAGTTCCTGAACCTGCATGAGGTAAATTAGTCCAAATCGTTGTGAAATTATCATCATGAAGTGGATTTTCAATACCTGTTAAAAGCT